ATATATGTAAACATTATATATATTATTTTTATTGTATATTTATATATATACACTATATTATATATATATAGTATATAGGCTTAAAAATCCTTAATTATAATAAAAAAAAAGACTATTGATTCATTATATTTTTTAGTTTTAACTTAACGCAACCAAAATGGAGACAATAAATGCCAAGCCAACCAATTGAAAAGATTGAAATTGATGGTAAATCATACGATTACGCTAGTTTAAGCCCAGATGCACAATCAAGCATTGCTGCAATATCTGAACTAAGCGGCAAGATCAATAATTTTAAGAAAGAAGCACACTTTTTGGAAGTAACCAGGGGTGTGTATGAATCTAAATTAAAGACACAACTACCATCAAAATCATTAGAAGATGGGGAAAACGAACCAAATAATGTCAAACAGGATAAAAATGGTGGAAAGTCATCCACAGGCAAACCAAAGTCTTGACGAAGCATTTTTAGAAATTAAAAGAAAAGCGTTTCTTTTTGAGAATAGCGGAGATCCAGCGGTGTTAGACGAACTATTATCGCTTATACGGCGAGTTGACATAGAAGTTTTTATTAACGAATTCCACATACCATATGAGGCCGAAGCCTAAAGTAGCAATAGTTATACCAGATCAGCACTTTCCTATACATGATGAACCTGCTGTTCACTGCGCTTTGCAAGCTATTGAGATCGTAAAGCCTGATACCTTTATAAATTTAGGTGATGTCGGCGAATGGGATTCGGTTTCTGCTTGGAAATGGCGTGATAAGAAGCAGCCACCTCTTGAATACCAAATTCCATTGATTGAAAAGGAAATTGACGAAGTAAACGCTGGTATTGACCTTTTTGATGACGCTCTAGCTAAAGTGGGTTGCGGGACTAAATATATGCTAGAGGGCAATCATGACGATTGGACCAATCGATTTGTAGAAAAATACCCCTATATGGACTATGTATCTTTCGAAAAAAGCTGTAAAATGAAGGAGAGAGGTTATAAGTTCTATAATTATAACAAACCATTAAAGCTTGGTAAATTAAATTTTATACATGGGGCATACGCTACGACATATCATGCAAAAAAGCATCTTGAGGCTTACGGCAGTAATATCGTTTATGGTCATACTCATGACATACAGCGCCATTCTCTTACTAAGCTCGATAGCGGCACTATTGGTGCTTGGTCTATGGGCTGTCTTAAGGATATGTCTGCCGAAAAAAACAAATGGCTAAGGGGTCGATTACATAACTGGAACCATGCCTTTGGCATTATTACCTGGTTTAGTAATGGAAACTTCCAAGTCGAGACAATAGAAATTCAAAAAGGGAGATGTTTCGTATGGGGAAACGAAGTCAATGGAAACTAGGGTCAGTCGGAGGGATTTAAAGTTAGATCATTACAATGATCAGGTTGGGTGTGCTGACCCTGTATTCCAAAGGAAAGTAAAAGGTGTAACGCATTACGCCTATGAAAACAAGCAAGAATTATTAAAAAGGCACAAAACTGCAAAAATTTCGGATGCGGGGGCCGCACAAGAGGGAGACTGGGTTGAAGCTCAGAATGGTGTAATGAGTCAGGTGCTGAAAACAGGCACTATCGGCAAATCGCCGTATATTCGCACTATCTTAGGACAGTTTAGACCCTACAAAGGCAACAATCCTATCTCTGGTGAACCACACAAAAACATATATACCTTTTCTAAAAAGGACCCCTGGGACCATAAAGACAGGGAAGTACCTACCGAAATGGAGATTTTGTTCGTAAACCTCATCTTTGGTAATGTTCCTAAAGAGGTCGCCTATATGCATTTATATAAAACGAACAACTTTGCCTATGCGAAAGAGCGTTCCGCATGGCTTTTAAAACAAAAAAGGATTAAAAAAGTGATAAACGAGAAATTAGCAGACAAAATGGACCAACTGAACATCACTGAAGATATGCTACTTGAGGAAATGCATGATAGTATATTATCAGAAAAAGGTTCAGTAAAGTTTAATTATATCAAATTAGCCGCAGAAATGCGTGGAATGATGCCTAAAGAGAAGACACAGACGATTGGATTAATGCAAAAAGAGATCCGTGGCTTTACCAAGCAAGAACTAGAAGCATTTACGAGGCCAGCACTTGAAGAAAAAAACGATATTGGAAACGGTTAGTGGTGTTAAATCACGAATCGAACCCTCAGATCAAGCAACTTTAGATGGAAGGACAACTGATAAAGCGATTAGGTTATGTCCTGTATGCAATATTTGTTACGACACTAAATATTATAAGGATTATGCTGATATGGGCAAGGTTACTTATTATAAAGATTTTCCCAAATACGGAAAAGAAAAAAAGATTTGTCCAAAGTGTACATAGAATTAAAGAAGAAATACTGTTGGAGTTATCCAGAACTTCAAAAATGGGGAAATAGTAACTACATTATTCGCTTTCAACTAAGTGAATACTAATGTGGGAATATATTTTAAAAGGTTTAAAGCTTGTTTTATGCTTTATTATTGCTTGGGAAATGAAAGACAACCCAAATTCTAAACACATAGTTTATGTATGTTTAGCAATAATAGGAGTTATAGCGACTAGAAGGATATATGAAGGAAGCTGATTTCAATATAACCCCACCCCCTTCAGTTATGGCAGAACGAGATGAGGTATTACGCAAGGCTTATACCGACCTTGTTTTCTTTGGAAAAGCCTTTTTACCTAAAGATTTCTTAAATAAAAGCAAATCTCCAAATTTTCACTATACGGTAGGCAATAAATTAATTAATACCAAACCAGGAAATCGAACCTGTATTATACTTCCTAGGGGATTTGGTAAATCTATTCTTTCTAAAACAGCAATTGTGCACAAATTATGCTTTTCAGCTAAAGATGAGCAGCATTTCTTTGCCTGGATATCGGAAGAACAAACTCAAGCAATCGACCATATTAAGTATATTCGGCAGCATTTTGAAGATAATAAGATGATTAAGTATTATTTTGGCAATATGGATGGTGGAATTATGGGAAAACGATGGACGGAAAAAGATTTAGTCACAGCAAGAGGTGATAGAATTATAGCCAAGGGTACCAATCAAAGGCTTAGGGGGCGTGCAGAGGTAGATGTGCGCTATACGGGTATTATTTTAGATGACTTTGAATCAGAATTAAACACAAAAACACCTGAAAGAAGATCTGAAATTAAGAAATGGGTGGTATCAACGGTGTATCCTGCCCTTGAGGAAAGCCCTGGAAGAGAAGGGTGGATATGGTTAGCGGGAACCATTGTACACTTTGATAGCTTTTTACAGATGACATGGGATGGTTTTAAAAAAGCAAAGGAAGAAGGCAAAGATTATTCTTGGGATGTGGTATTTAGAAGAGCTATTGAGGATGAAAAGCCGATATGGTCTGAGCAGTTTCCACTTGCCAAACTGAAAAAAAAGAAAAAAGAGTTTATAGAGGCAGGTCTTGTAAACAAATTTGCTCAAGAATATATGAATGATGCCCGTGATGTGGGTGCAGCAGCATTTAAAGTAGATAGAATACAGAACCATTCTTATCAATTCAAGTCAGAAAACAAATTTCCATACCTTGCAGATAAAGATCACGCCATACCAGTCAATGTTTACATTGGAGTAGACCTTGCAGCTACCGCATCTGAAACATCAGACTATCAAGTTATTATGGTTATGGCCATTGATTCCAACAATAATCGCTATGTATTAGAATACTTTAGAGAAAGAATACCTACTTTTGATGTTCCAAGTAAAATTATAGAGATGACAAAGAAATATCACCCAGTAAAACGAGTAACTATTGAAACAGTAGCAGCTCAGGAAATGGTCAGGGATATGGTAACCAGGTTATCTGCTAAAGAAAGAAGGTTAATGCCTGGTGTGTTTAAAGGCGTAAAACCACCCCCAGGTATAAAAAAGCAAGATAGACTAGAAACAACCCTTGGACCAATCATTAATAGTAAAAAATTATACATTAGAGAAGAAATGACAGAGCTAGTAGACGAGATATTTGAACATCCTAAGCCTAGAAACGATGACCTTATGGATGGATTGTATTATGCGGATTATTTTGCAAGGGCACCAAAAAGCAAAAAAATGGATGTGGAAGATTATGAAGAGTCAATTGAAGAAAGAATTAAGCGTCCAACTACCAAAGTTTACAATTGGTTAACTGGTGCAAAAATTTAATAAATAAAGTTTGCATTGTTCGTTAATAATGATAAGTTATACAGGTTTATATTAAAATGCCAAGATTCGGATCAAGAAGTAAATCAAGATTAAACACCTGTGATGACAGGTTACAAAACCTTTTTAAAGAAGTTGTCAAGGGTTTTGATTGTACTGTTATAGAAGGTCATCGTGGCAAGGAAAAACAGAACGAAGCATACAGAAAAGGCAATAGTAAGCTTAAATTTCCAAAAGGAAAGCATAATAAAATGCCGAGTATCGCTGTGGATGTTGCACCTTACCCAGTGGATTGGACAGATCGGGATAGGTTTCACTATTTTGGTGGGTATGTTCTTGGGATTGCTAAACAAATGGGGCTTAATATAAGATGGGGCGGTGACTGGGACATGGACACCCAAACCAAAGATAACAGATTTGACGATTTAGTACACTTTGAAATAAAAGAATAATGCAAAGAAACACAGATACAGTTCCTGCTATGCTTACACCTGGTGAGTTTGTTATACGCAAAGACGCAGCAGAACAAATTGGACCTGAAAAATTACAAATACTTAATAATATTGACCGTTTAAGCAATTCCGCATTGCTTGAAAACGCAAAATCACCTGTTGCTATGCAAGAAGGTGGGCAAGTAAAAATGTTAGACAGGTTAAAGCAGATGCAACCTGAGATGCAACCTGAGGGGCGACCTACTTATCATCCGCTGGGGCGACCAATGCCCCTCCATAATTATGATGATATTTTAAGAGAGATAATGGAGTCGCATGAAAAACCTCATAATCAGGGTCCAAGTGCATATGAATATTATGGACCACCAAACCCCGCAGATTTATACAGGTTAAAAATGTTAGATGAATTAGGCGAGGCTCCAGAATTAAAATTAAGAGGATATCAAGAAGGAGGAGAAGTTCAGGGCGGCGGTTTCTTTAGTTTGTTTAAAGATAAAGTAGGTGGTTTTTTAGAGCAACAGGGAGAGAATTTTAAAAGAGCTGCTATGATGGAAGAGCAAACAGGCACAAGAAATCCATTTTTAAAAACAGCCCAAGAACAAAGAGCACTGCAAAGACAATATGGTTTAGTGCCAGGTGGAGAAATAACACCTCCTGCACCACCACAAAGACCTGATGTGCCAATACAAGATACATATGAACCACCAGAAATGCTAGGGGACGAAGAAGAAAGTGTTTACAACCCTCTTACTGGTAATTTTATGAATCCTGAAAATATGAGCGAAACAGATAAAGTTTATTATAGAACCTTACCAGATTTATTAAAAAGTACACAAAAATATGATAGATATTTAGATTCGTTAAAAGCTTTAGCAGAAGGTCAAGCGGAGGGAGATGCTAGGAGAGAAGAATTAAATAAAAAATATATGGAGTCTTTGGGAAAACTAGAAAAAATAGAAGAATTAAGCAATTTATCTTTATCAAAAATGAAACCACGATACGCACCTGTTCAGGAAGATGAAAGCGTAGGTTTTTTAAATTATTTACTTGGTCCCAGGACTAACAGATTATTACACAGAAGTTTACTACAAGATATTTTAGGACCTAGACAGGTTCGAAAAGGCTATAACGAAGGTGGAGAAGTGACGGGTACTAGAAGGGTTTCAAGTGATTTATATATGAAAGATAAAGAAGTAAATGGTGTAGTGTCGTCAGATATTATATCTAATTTACTTGATCAAAGTCTAGATGACCCTAGCGATTTTATAAGACAGGCTATTCGTGAATATCAAAGAGGTGACGAAACTGCGGGTAGTGAAGATCTTTATTTAGGTTCAGGGGAATATGAAAGAGATGTTTATACTCCTCGATTTGAAGTAACAGAATATGGCGATGGTAACGAAAGAACAGTTGAATCAAAAGAACAAGTCAGCCTTGGTTCGTTACCTATTCTAGAAAAAATAGCTGATAAAGCAGCAGAAAAAGGTTTAGATCCAGAATCCGTAATAGGAAAAGTTTTAAATCTAGGACTTCCACTAACTAGAGAAAGAAAAGGTGGGGAAAGTAAAATAAGACTTGGATATAACGAAGGAGGAGAAGTTATGCACAACGATGAACTTATGTCAGTATTTGGTGAAAAATCACAAGAAGCTGATGGATTAAAAGCTTTAGCTGCATTAATTAGAATGCAACAAATGCAACAAGCAGAGCAAGACGCAACAAGAGCAATTGGACCAGATAATATTATTCCTAGTAATATAAACCCTAGAACAACCCCAAAGCAACTAGAGATGTTAAAAAGAATACAAGAGCCACGAGGTATGATGGGTGGAGGTTATGCAAAAAAATACCAGCAAGGTGGACCCGTAGAACCACCAATGACTGGTAGAGAACCTATGATGTTAGAAGAGCCACCAATGCCTATGGGAGAACAAGCTTATTATCAAGCACCAGCAGATCAACTAGGATTAGACCCATATGAGCATAAAGCATATATGAAATACGGCCCTGATTCTTTTAGGTATATGACACCAAACGAAAAACCAAGACAACAATGGACAGCGTATGATGCTTTAGTTAAGGCAGGTTTAGTCGACCCTTATGAAGTTGATAAAGATGAAGTTAATGTTGTAACTAATGATCAAATGGAAGAATTAACTAGAAAAGCACAAATGGCCATGGGATCATAAATGGAAACAGATCCAAGAGCAGAACATAATCAAGATTTATACAGAAGATGGCGTGATGCTAGAGCAGATTGGGACGCTGAAGCTAGAAAAGATGTAGATTTTTATTTAGGAAATCACTTTAGCGCAGAAGAATCTGACGAATTAAAGACTCGCAATCAGGCAGATGTCCCTATGGATAGGATTTCACCAGCGGTAGAAAAATTAAAAGCTACCCTGACATCTAGACCTCCAACATTTACTATTACACCAAGAGAAGATTCCGATGTAAAAATATCAAATGTATGGAGAACTATACTTGGATATATTTGGGATATATCAGGTGGCGATGCCCATATGAAACAAGCAATTCATGATTATGCCATATCGGGCTTAGGGTATCTATATGTCTATATTGATACGGAAGCAGATTTTGGGAGGGGCGATGTCAAGTTCACAAATGTTAATCCGTTTAGGGTGTATGTCCCACCATCATCTAGAGATAGATGGTTTGGGGATGCAGAGAGCATCTTATTGTCTACTATATTAACTGGGGAGCAGGTTGTCGCCCTATATCCCGAACTTAATATAACCGAAGACCCAGAAACAGGTGAAGAAATAAAACCTTTAATAGATAAAGTTTCAGCATATAGAGAAGAAGATTATCCCAACACTCAAAACAAAAATTCAATGTCTGTACACACGCCTGCGGAAACACAATATTTAGATCAATTTGAATTTAAAAAATATCAAATATTAGAGAGATATTATAAAACAAAAGTTCCTTTTTATAGAGTATTAAATACAGGAACTGGAGAAGAATTTGTATTTGATGAAGTTGATATTCAGCGTTATATGGAAGAAAATACAGAGATTATTGAAAACGGAGTGGTCCAGATAGTAGAAGTTCCTCAAAACAGAGTGAAGGTTTGTGCAACTTTAGGAGAAATTGTTTTATATGAATCTGTTTTAAATACAGATATATATCCAATAGTTCCAATGCCTAATATTTGGACAGAAAGCCCGTATCCAAAATCAGATGTATCTAGAGCGAGACCAATGCAGAGGCTTTTAAATAAAGTATGGTCGCTTGCACTATCTCACGCACAGGCATCAGCAGGTTTAAAGTTGTTAGTACCGTTAGGAAGTGTAGAAGATTTAAATCAATTAGAAAAAGATTGGGCTAATCCTAATGCGGTTATAGAAGTAGACTCTTCTCAAGGAGAGCCACACTTCCCAGCTCCACAACCACTTGCAGGTGAGTTTTATAAATTAATCCAACAATGTGAATTTTATATAGATTTTATATTTGGCTTACCTGAAATGATGCATGGCTTTGCAGAAAAAGCACCAGAAACGGTAAGGGGCACAGAAAGAATGATGGCTCTTGGTCAAGAAAGACCAAAATCAAAATTAAGAGATATAGAGTTTAGTATAAACAAACTAGGAAGAGTATTGTATAATTACTCAAAAGGTCATTATACATTCCAAAAAATGTTTAGAATAGCTCAACCAAACAATAATTTAAATGAAGCTACGGTTAACTTATATGATGATAAGACAGGACCTATCTTAGATATAGCAAAAGATAGATATAAGCTTGACCAACATGATATAAGAATTGAACCTGGTTCTACATTGCCTACAAGCAAATGGGCAGAACTAGGGGTATACCTTGAAGCGTACCAGTTAGGACTTGTTGATAGAATTGAAGTTCTTAAGAAAAATCCAGAAATCTTTGATAAAGAAGGGATATTAGCCAGAATGGATGAAAAGCAACAATTAATGCAACAAATACAAGGACTACAAGGTCAGGTAAAAGATTTGCAAGGGGACTTGCAAACTGCTAGAAGAGAATCTGTAAGCGACAGAAAGCGAATCGAAGTTGAAAAAACTAAGACTAAGCTTAATGATGTCGTTGCAGATGCTAAGGCAGATAGAAGGGTTGAATCCAACAAAATGCAAAATAAGGTAAAGCTCGAAGCAGAGAGATTACGGCGTGAAGCAGATCGCCTTAGTCAAGCTCTAAAAGCCTAGAGATATCTTAAAGGAGTTTAAGCAAAAAATGTCAAATGAATCTCAGTTAATAAAAGATACTGTCGTAGAACAGGATACATCAACAGGACAAGAAGCATATCAAGAATCTACACCAGAAATGGGAGAGGTTGTTGAAGCTGCGCCAGATATGGGAACAGACTGGGAAAGTGAAACTAAGAAGTTTCAATCAATGTACGATAGGTCTCAATCAGAGGTCGGTAGATTGAAAAAATTGGAACCAATAGGTGAACTTCTCGAAAGTCGTCCCGATTTAGTTCAGGTGCTTCAAGATAAAATCGTAAATCCTGATGGTGGATCAGAGCAAAAAGCTCAACTGGATGAGAACGACTTTAACCCTTGGGATGCGTATTATAAGCCCGATTCGCCGTCATACAAACATCGTGTGGAAAAAGAACAGGAGACCGTAGGGTCAGCTGTAAATCAGATCCGTAATGAGTTTGCACAGCGAGAGGCTCAAGCGCAACAAAGACAATTTCTAAACACTACTGTGAACGAGTTGAAGTCTAAGCACAATATGAATGACGAACAAGTCAATCATTTCTTAGAATGGTCGGCACAACCAAAAGAAGCAGTAGGATTAGGAAACCTTGTGAAGTTATGGCAAGATGTCAATGGTTCACCAGTACAAGGTCAAACATCTATTGATGCTGTAAAGGCAACGCAAAAGGTACCACCTTCAGCGGGGGTATTGCAGGGCCAAGCAGCGGAAACTGTCAGCGATGACAATAAGGCGTTTGATAAAGTATTGAGTGCATCGAAAATGGGCAGACTTGGATAACACAAGGTTATTTTCCAAATAAGGAGGCATATAAATGGCTTATACAGTCGGAGTAAAAAAATCTAGCGATATTACTTCCGCAGCCACCAGTGCTGGTGTAGGGCAGGCACCCGATTTAAGACGGTTATACGACTTTTCTGATCGTGTTGCAGAGCTCGCACCTGAAGAATCTCCATTTTTCGTTTATCTTTCGAGAGTAGCGAAAGCATCAACAGATGATCCTGTTTTCCGTTTCTTAGAAAATCGTTCTAAGATTGACTGGACAACAAGAAGTTTCTATCTTGATGGTGCTGTAAATGGTGGTTCAGCAGTTAGCGCAGGTACAGCATATACATTTACCGTAGATACTGGTTCAACAAGTGTTGACTGGTTGACGAAAGGTATGGTCTTTTCAGTTAAAACCGTTGATGATACAAACGGTTGGGCGCAAACACTCGTAAGAGTGAATGGTGCTGTGACTGATAATGGATCAGACTCTTCATTTAGCGGTATGATTATTGATGTATCAAACACTAATGTCAGTGGTTATAATGTTCTTGCTGATAATGATGAGTGTCAAGTAATTGGTACCGCATTTGCAGAAGGAACAGGGTCACCAGATGCTTGGTCAAATGATATTGAAGATGACTTCGGTTATACTCAGATCTTTAAGACCGCAGCAGAAATGTCGAATACAGCTATCGCAACTCGTTACCGTGGATACGCTAATGAGTGGGATAGAATTTGGGCTCTTAAACTTCGTGAACATAAAGTAGATATCGAGCGTGCAATGCTATTTGGGCAGCGTGCTCGTGTTTCAGGTATTCAGTATACTGAAGGTATAGTTGGACACATTGTAAAAAATGCAAATCCAACCGCTGATGATTCAGCATTTTCCTACAGTTCTGGAGCACCCTACTATCGTACATCGACAGCAGCAGAGCTCACTTACGACAGATTCCTAAGCGATCTTGAAGTGATCTTTGATCCTGCACGAGGCGGCTCTTCTGAGAAGTTATGTTTAGCAAGTCTTCCTGTTATCTCTCAGCTTAACAAAGTTGGTGATGGCGGATTTCTTGATGTGTCTACAGCAAGCACTCAAATCCAACTAAATGCTCCTATGGAGCAAAGAGAAGGTGCTTTTGGTCATAAAGTAATGAACCTTGAAACAATTCATGGCGATCTTCACATTGTGAAGGAACCACTTTTCCGTGGTATCGCAAGTGGTTTCATGGCGATTGTTGATATGGGCAAAGTATCTTATCGTCCATTAGTTGGAAATGGTGTTAATCGTGACACTCAAATTGAAACTAATGTTCAGAATGCTGACGAAGACCTTCGTAAGGACATGATCCTTACTGAAGCGGGTCTTGAGGTTTCTTTACCAGAATCCCATGCTCTCTATAACCTAGAAGGTAATTAGAGGTAAATCATGAGATCAACTGGATTAGAACCTAACAGTGGAAGTTATGGTGGTGTATCTAAAGGCGTAGTAGCTGTTCAAGATGCAGCAGCCGTTACCTTATCGAAAGATAATAGTGGCAAAATTCACATAATGCCAAATTTGACAGCGGATTGTACAATTACAATGCCGTCTGAAGAAGATGGACTTTATTACGAATTTTGGTACGGTGGTACAGCAGCTGATGCACAAGATTGGACATTT